ATGACAAAGGACATTGTCCTGAACGCACTGCTGATGGCTGTATGGCGGCGTAATCCCGAAAAACAGGTGCTGGTTCATTCGGATCAGGGCAGTCAGTACACAAGCCATGAGTGGCAGTCGTTCCTGAAATCACACGGCCTGGAGGGTAGCATGAGCCGTCGCGGTAACTGCCATGATAATGCGGTTGCAGAAAGTTTTTTCCAGTTGTTGAAACGTGAACGGATAAAGAAAAAGATCTACGGAACGCGGGAAGAAGCCCGCAGTGATATTTTTGATTACATCGAAATGTTTTATAACAGTAAGCGTCGGCATGGTTCTAGCGAACAGATGTCACCGACAGAATATGAAAACCAGTATTATCAACGGCTCGGAAGTGTCTAGATTATCCGTGGCGATTCATACCAATCCCTCGTTCATTTTTCACTCGAAGCAGTATCGCACGAAGATTTTATGAAAATAAATAACCATGAAATACATACACATAACCATTTGCGGTAATTAAATATCTCTCGCGGTGTTGACTGCGATACCACTTGCGGTGATACTAAGCACATCAGCAGGACGCACTACTCACCAGGACGGTGACCCGAGTCTCAATGAGAGCCAGATGCAGGTACAAACTGCAACACACGCTGGTCAGGGTTAAAGAAGAAGAAGGTGTGCCGGTACTCCAGAGCGATCGCCAATCGCTCTCCGGTTAGAGGTGAGGGATTCATGAGATACCCCTGACTACGAACTCAAGGGCATGAGCGCCGCCACTGCGAGAGTGTGGCACCTACAACGATTCAGAGATGAATCTACGAGGCTGAAAAGCCTAACAACCAAAATGAACTTTGGGATGTGGTGAAGCTTAACGGCGAGCTAGGGAATAGTTTTTCGGTGAAGATTCTAGATAACTAACCACAAGGCGCGCGTAACCCAATCGGCAGCGCACCGATGGAAGATGGTTCGACTCCATCCACCACATCACCAAAGTTCATAAGGAGGTCACTATGACACGCAGAACAGCTTTCAATGGCTCAGCATCAGGTCGTCGTCGTGAGCGTCGTGCAGCGCTTCAGAATGCGGTAACGGCAAGCTCAGAAGTATTGCATCGCCCTACTCTCAGCCGTGCACAGATTCAGGCTAAAGGCACTCACGAAACACCTAAGCGCATTGAAGACGCTAAGCCGATCAAGTTCATGGTGCAGGACGCATTCTGGCAGCTTGAAGAGTACAAGCGCAACCTTGAGCGTGCAGCGATTGTGTATGCGAACGAATTCGGGCGTAAGCAGGATGTGAGCGGCGCAGTCTGCTTGCCGGAAGTGGCGATTTTCGCAGCTGGTCATCGTACAAGTAAACAGGTTACAGCGAGGTGAAATATGGCATTTGTTTCGCAGAGAAACATAAACGGTTGGCAAAAGTCGCCGAGCGTACGCTTCAGAAAAACAAAGTCTGGGGCGGGTGGCGGCAGCATTAGTAAGGCCGTTCCATTGCGTGGAAAGCGCATTGACATTCAGATTGATGAGGAAACAAGAAAGGTAAGGCTAGGAATCGATCAGCAAGGCGTGTCATGCAATGCAACAGGCTCCTTTTCATGCTCACTGAATATCTTCCGCATTGTTGGGGATAAGAAAATCGACCTGACTTATGGTGATGATGGTTGGTGGTATGGGGATTATTAGGCCGCATAGTCGGCCTTCTTTTGGCAGCAAGTCACAGAGGTGAATATGAAAAACGAATCAGCATTTCCAATTCCAGCTACGGAATACCATGGCATGGATTCAGGCATGACATTGCGTGATTACTTCGCCGCTAAGGCAATGCAGGGAATTATTAGTAGCGATTGCAATTACGGGGCGTTTGGTGATTTGGCAAGCGATGCGTACTGCATTGCTGACGCCATGCTGGAAGCTCGCGAATAGCAGCTGATAGCTAATTCTCTGAGTTAGCTATTGGGTGTAATACCGCACCGTACTATTGAGGACGACTCGATAGTTCTGATTATTGGAAATCCCTCGTTATGTCTTTGCCGCCAGCAGTCAGGGCGGCATTCTTTTTGCCTGGAGGAAATATGAGCACTGAAGAATATGTAATTGCTGATGAAAGTCTTTTTGATTTTACGGCTGGCGTATATTGCGGAGTCTTAATGCCTGAAGATGTGATGAAAAAACTTTCTAAGTTGCAGGCTAAATACTTACAAGACGTTAAGCGACTTCTTCTTGAAAACAAGGATAGATTGCATCCTTCCTCATGGAGTCTTTATTACCCTGACGGAAAGCAAACATCATTTAAGTACATTGATACCAGCTATCACATTGATATCGAGGACAGAATTAAGCACGCAACAATGTCACATCAGCCAAAGCATGAGCCTGTCGTCTTTATCGCGAATGGTCATGAAGATGCAGAGCGAATGGCTAATGCACACTTCGAAGCAACTGGCACAACAGCCGCTTAAGGGCGGCTTTTTCACATCCGCATATCAACAGAGATTCACGAGTCTCTATCGCTATGCAATCACACACAACATAAGGAATCCCACGATGACATTTGCTATCGCGGGCGGTGCCGTCGTGTCCGCCTATTACCCAACCGAATCCGAATTATCCAAACGTGTTCGCCGTCTTATTCGTGCTGCCAGTAAGCACCTGGAGGGTTTATGTCACCAGTTATAAATCACAGCCTGCTTAAAGCAGCGCAGAGCAAAGCTGTCATTGCTCGCTATCTCGGTGATGGCCGCATGTGGCAAGAGGCTCATGAAGCCATGAAGACCGCAATCAATCATCCGTGGTACCGAAAATCATGAGCATTGCAGATACCTGGTCAGAAGATGCCTTTGTGCGTCTCATGCAAGATTTAATTGGCAGCGAAGGAGGTTTCCATGCAGCCGACAACAACAGTGAAAGAGAGTCAGCTACAGCGCCGCATGACAACGACACAGGCTCTGTGGTGGCGTCACAAGGGTGACAGAGAGCGTATGCGTATGTATCTCAACCTGTCGCGCTTGGAAGTGCTTAATCAACGTTATTTCCTGGGCGGATGCCCGTTCTAAAAGGTGAATACCATGAAATTTGAAAAAGCCATGAGAAAGAAAGCCAAGCTACGGCTGGCACTTACCGGGCCAAGTGGTTCAGGTAAAACTTACAGCGCATTACTGGTTGCCAAAGGGATTGGCGGCAAGATTGCTTTCATCGACACTGAGAAAGGGAGCGCATCACTTTATTCCGATGTGGCTGAGTTTGACGTGCTGGAACTTGACCCACCATTCTCACCAGAACGGTTCATAGAGGCGATTAAGTCCGCAGAGGATGCTGGATATGATTCTCTGGTGATTGACAGTATCACGCACGAATGGGGCGGCGTAGGTGGCTGCCTTGAGCTGGTAGACACAATCGCAAAAGCAAAATATCGCGGCAACAGCTGGTCAGCATGGAGCGAGATTAACCCGCGACACCGCCTGTTCCTTGACGCAATTCTTCGTTCGCCTATGCACATCATCGCCACCATGCGCAGCAAGACCGAAACAGCCCAGGTTGAAGAGAACGGCCGCAAGAAGGTCGCCAAGCTTGGCATGAAGTCAGAGCAGCGTGATGGCGTTGAATACGAGTTCACTACCGTACTGGATATCGCACATGAAACACATCATGCGATCGCCAGCAAAGACCGTACAAAACTCTTCTCTAACTCAGACCCTGTAATCCTCAGCGAGGAAACCGGCAAGCAGCTTCTTAACTGGCTGGAGTCAGGCGTAAACCCTCACGAAGAAACGCTTAAATCATTCGTTGATATGGCTGGAAATGCACAAAGCATGGATGAACTTAAGCCATTGTTTGAAGAGGCATGGAGAACGCTTCGCGGCACAGAATACCAGTCAAAAGCAAAAGAGGTTTACGACGCTCGTAAATCAGATTTCGAACCAGCAGATAAGGCGGCATAAATGGCTAGTAGAGGCGTTAACAAGGTAATCATCGTAGGTCGGTTAGGTCAGGATCCGGAAGTGCGCTATGCGCCTTCTGGTGCTGCATTTGCCAACATGACCGTAGCCACATCGGAGCAGTGGCGAGACAAGCAAACTGGCGAGCAGAAAGAGCAGACCGAATGGCATCGTGTGGTGCTGAGCGGAAAGCTGGCTGAGATTGCTGGAGAATACCTGCGGAAAGGATCTGAAGTGTATCTGGAAGGAAAGCTTCGTACACGAAAATGGACAGATCAGTCAGGCGCAGAAAAATACACCACCGAGGTTCTGGTTGGCGTTGGCGGAACGCTGCAAATGCTTGGCGGTAAGCGAGAAGCGGATAGTCAGCCAAAGCAGAACAATAGCCAGCCGCAACAGCCTAAGCAGGCTAGCGAACCTCCGATGGACTTCGACGACGACATTCCCTTCTGATTTAACCACCACCTTAACATTCTATTTCACCTCACGGAGGCGGCATAACTTCGCCTCCAGTTTAAGGATTAAGCCATGTCACTGATGAAAATGGTTATTGGTTACTTCCGTGCGCCCAAAAAACTGGAATCTAAGGACGAAGTTATTGCCAGGGTATGTGCTGGTCTGGAGCTTTACTACCAGCAAAAAGAGAGCGGAACTCTTCCTAAGGATGAACGCACACCTGAGCAGATTCAGGATGCACAGGACGATTACTGGATAGAAAAGCTCACAAGGAAACGTGAAGCACAGCTCTGGCATGACAACTTCATGGCCTCATTCTCTCCCGGCTGGGCAACAGTCGGACCGAAACAACCCACCTTCAACAGCGACATCTACCGCGACACTTATGGACGCCTTGGCGCTGTCAAAAGTAACTGAGGAATTCATCATGATAGGAATGACATACGACCCATTTATCCAGCCACAAGAGCTTATCGCCGGCATCGCTTCAAACCCATCAACGATATTCCACGCGAGGAAATGCTGAAGCGTCAATCATTCCCGAGCGTGAACGAGAAAAAATTCCTGACAGCGTGGTTAAACCAGAGGACGAAGAAATGAGCGTGAATCGTTATGAGTGGGTGGCCTGTGATGAACATGCGTGCCATTGCGACGTGGTAGAGAGTGCTGAGGGCGATATGGTCGATTACGAAGACTACGCCGCCCTTGAAGCCAGATGCTCGGCGCTGGCTGCGGAGAATGCGGGGCTGAAGAGCATACAGGAATGGGCAGTTGCAGACGTATTTAAGACAGGAGCTAAGCGGTTCGAGTCAACAAAAGCAGCAGGTTTTGACACTGATGACTGCCTGCATGATGCAGTGCTTGTGATGCTTTCTGAACTGCAAACCCCAGCGACAGACGCTTTCCTGGCTGAGGTGCGGGCGCATGACCTCAACGCTTTCATTCGGCATCACAGTGCAGAACTGGATGCGCATATTAAAAACGGTGGTGAGCAGTTCGACGAAAAATCAGTACGCATCAGAGACATCATCGTCTCAGCCCGCTTGTTCAGGGAGCAGATTCGCAAGGAGGCCGCCCAATGAGCAACATCGACAAACGCGCATTACGGGAAGCGGCGGAGAAGGCCAGCACAGATAACCATACCCAGGATGAATGGTTCCACTATCTGCGCTGCTCAACTCCAGAAACCGTGCTGGCGCTGCTGGATGAGCTGGAGAAGATGCAGGCGCAATCGTCCAAATGGTGCGAAGCCTTCCATAAAGCAGTTTCCGTTGGCGCTCGGTATGAGGAGCGGATTGCGGAGCTGGAGCGCAATGAAATTCGCGAAGAAGGAAACCAGTTTCTCGTCGTTCGGCACCCGGGGAAGCTTCCTGTCGTGAAACACTGCGCTGGCGAACTCGAAGGCTTTCTGCGCCAACTGCTTGAGCATGACCCTATGGCAACCATCGACATTGTTACACACCGTTATTACGGCGTTGGTGGTCAATGGGTTCAGGATGCAGACGAATATCTGCAAATGATGGCAGCCGCAGCCGGTAAAGGAGAGGCATCATGAGCACAATTACCAAAGAGAGACTGACGGAATTATCCAGACGTGAAAATGTCGGGGCTATTCTCGGCGAAGAAATTGCAGAGCTGGCGCGTATTGCGCTGGCATCGCTCGAAGCGGAGCCTGTGTGCGTCATCGACCAGTCCAATCTTGATTATCTCAAATCTGGCTCCGATGCCGATGTATGGCCAGCATCAAGAACAGAGATGGGTGATGTGCTTCTGTATCGCACCGCGCCGCCAGCGCCGGTATCTGTGCCCGCTGCGATGGAAATGGATGATGACTTTGACAGCGCGTTTGAACACGGAAAAGCTGTCGGCTGGAACGCCTATCGCGCAGCCATGCTTCAGTCGTTCGGTAATTCCGAACAACTCAACTCTCCGGTGATTCAGGATGCCTGGGTGGCTTGCAGTGAGCGGATGCCGATAGAGAACGACATCGTGCTTGTGGTTGACGATGGGTATTTCGTTTGTGAGGCGCAATACCGAGAAGGCGACTTTTTCTCAGCAGCACGTGGGAAAGGTGAGTTCTTTGAGACAACCTGTCGGGATGTAGAGCTATGGATGCCACTGCCAGCAGCAACGCAGCAGGAGGTGAAGTGATGTGGCCTATATGCAGACATTGCGGTCGTAAGTGCTGGCTAGAATGGTGCAAGCGATGCGACAAACCTTCCTGATTCCACCATAACAAACCCGCACTCAGCGGGCTTTTCTTTATCCGGAGTCACCATGCACGCCAATCCAATCATCTGGCTCATAGTCGGAATTATGGCTCTGAGCGCTATCTCTTCACTCATTCACATGTCAGAGGGCTTGTTATGGCTAAATTTGCTGTGGGCGCGTTAGTTCAGCTTAAGTCTGGAGGAATAAGAGGGATGGTTGAGAGCCAGATTGAGCCGGATAGCGACCATCCGAAATGCTGGGTGAAGTGGGATGACGGCAACTACTCGGTGCATCACGAACACGAACTCCGCGCGGCTACTGTTGATGAGCCTCGCGTGTATAAGAAATTAGCGTAAGGAGATGGATGAATGTCTGACCAGAGCAAATATTATGACTACTACATGGTTGAAGGTGATGATGTAAAAGCGCTCATCAAGTCATACGATACAATTCGAGACAAGCGTAATGCACTACTTCCGGAAGCGGTTAAAAAGGTAGGCGCTATAGCATGGACTACAACCAGTAACTGGGGTGGTGGTGGTGGACTCTTAGAGAACTTTGTTTGGGAAAAGGACTTCAAATTTCCTTGTCCAATGACGATTAAAAGAGAGGATTTTTTCGATGGGAAGCGCGTAGTAATTGCTCGCGGGAAAGGAAATACAAAGGAAGGCAGGGAATTTAACAAAGCGCTTGATGCGGTGCGTCAAGAGGTTAACAAGGAATTGAAGTCTTTGCCTGAATGGTCAGATTTCATCATTAACCACTATGGAATTATGCGAACTGGCATAGGTGGACCATCAGGGAAAGGCTTTGGATTTGCCATGCTGTCAACTCATGGTGGTCGCTATCCAGGCCGAGATGATGCTCTTCTTTTCAGAATTCCGAACGATAAAAGCGATAACCATATCTCTGCAGTCATACCAGAAAACTTCAAAAAAATGACGTATGGGCAGTTTTACGACATCGTTAATACAGACAAATAGACCGCCGCAATGGCGGTTTTTTATTGGAGATAGATATGACCAACGAATTTTTAGCATGGTTTGCGCAGCACATCGGAGAGCGCCCTTTCTTTAGCGAAGAGGAAAAAGAAGAGCTGAAAACTTACACATGGCTTGCGTGGAGGGATTCTCGACGCTCACTGGAAAAGGAAAATTTAGAAACCTACTGATGCTACGGAGTAACCATGGAATCACACAGCCTCACACTCGATGAGGCCTGTGCATTTCTCAAGATATCAATTGGAGACAGCAATGAGCGATACACTCATGCCGATCACCGATGTGTGCGCGGCAACCGGATACAAGAAGCCAACCATTTACGAATGGATGCGAGACGGTAAATTCCCGCGCCCTGTTAAGATTGGAAGAAGCGTAAGATGGCCTTCCAGTGAAGTCGATGCATGGATAAAGGATAAAATCACTTCTTGTCCGCGATCAGGTCAGCAATAACACCGCCCCACCATTCCATCATTTCCCTTCTCTCTTTCATATACTCCGCATGGTTATACGCGGCAGCGACTCTATTCTTTTGCTGATGCGCCAGTTGTGCCTCTATCACTTCTGGCCTGAAGCCTTGCTCATATAAAGCGGTGGATGCCGTGGCACGGAAGTCATGTCCGGTGATCTCACCGCTTGCAAATCCCTGATACTCGATAGCACGGTTAATAGTGGTTTTGGCAATAGGCTGTCCAGCCTTCGATGGGCTGGGGAAGAGATATTCTTTATCACCGGTCAGAGGTTTAAGTTCCTCAAGCAATGAGATAACATGCTCACACAACGGAACGCGATGTTCGCGGCGTTTCTTCATCACCTCTTTCGGGATTATCCATTCAGCCTTTTCAAAGCTGATATCTTCCCACCTGGCAAACCTAAGCTCCTGTTGACGCACGAATGTCATAACCAGCATTTTTATGCAGATGACCATAACGGGGCTTTTATAATTACGTAGCGCAACGAATAGCTGACGCAACTCTCCTGTTGTCGCTGGCCTGGCGTGCGTTGTAGGCTTCTGCATCACTGCCCCCCGTAGCGCATAAGAAGGATCAACTTCCGCTCTCAGCGTAGCTACCGCATAGCAAAATACAGCCGAACATATCTGTCTCACCTTTCCGGCAGAATAGGCGTTACCAGCTTTCTCCAGTGAGAGCATTAAGGCGAGTATGTGCGCTGCCTTAATGTCCTTAACTGGTATCTTTCCAATGGACGGCAGGATGTGCTTGTCAAGGAACCCGCGGTTAACTATCTGCGTCTTCTCTGCCCACGTCTGACACTTGCGCTCATACCATTCTTCAGCGATGGATTTGAAGGTGTTCTCAGCGTCACCCATCACCATCAGCTTCTCAGTATCTTTGACAATGGTCGGATTCTTTCCCTGCTTCACCTGCTCACGAGCCCACTCTCTTTCTCTTCGTGCATCAGCAAGGGAAACTCCAGGGTACTCTCCAATCGTGTAGCGACCGTCTTTTTTTGGTGTAATCCAGAACCGGTATCGCCATATCTTTGCACCGGTAGGCCTGACATCAAGATAGAGACCCTGCCCATCCTGAAGCGAGTAAGGCCTCTCCTGAGGTTTTGCATTTCTGATTTTTGTGTCGGTTAATGGCAT